CCTTTTCTAGCTTTATCAAAACTATAAGTAAAATATTTTTCAGAAGCTTCTTCATAAGCATTAAACGCTTTTGTATATTCTTTTGCTAAAGTTTTTGTCTTTCCAAAACGTCCTTTGGTCATGGATTCACCTCTTTTGATTCCTTCTTTAAAATCAGAAGTTGGTTGCCATGTATTTGTTGTTGCTTTTGTAGTAGATAAAGTTTCAACAGGTATTTTTGGAGCTGCTGCCTTTTTCTTTATTACTTTTGCTTTTATGTCTTCTGGTTTTCCATATCTCTTTTGCAACTGAGCCAAAGAAACTTCTGTATTGTCTTCTCTAATTAATTTCTTTAGTGCTTGATCAGGACCATATTTGTTTGACAAGCGATTAAAGTATTTAGCCTTTTGTTCTCCTAATGCTGCAATTTGTTCTTTTCCTGCTTTAAACTTTGAACCTTTTGCACGTTCACCATATAACCATTTTCCATAAGTTGTATTTGCAGGAACAGGTCCACCAACGCTTGCTCTTTTTCCAGCAGGAGGTGGCGTAAATCCATATTTTTTATAATTAACAACAGCTACAGTTGTAGACCTACAACCAAAATGTTGAGGCGGTACTGGCCCCTGATTGTATTTAAAAATCTGCCCATCTAAATCCCTGCAAACTGGAGAAGTTCTTGAATCAAGCGTTGCTATATACCGATATTCCTCGGTTACATCAGGATTAGCTTTATAAACAGTTTGGCTTGCTGTATTTGTTACTTGGTTAACGGTTGTTCTGACAATCGTCATTACTTGATTATTTGCCATTTTTGTAAGCTCTCCTCCTGCCAGTTGTATTTGCTTCAACGTCTTAGCCTTTTCTCCAAAAGATAAAGTTCCGACCATTTGACGGACAAGATCAGCAGTTGGATCACCTGAAAGTAAACCAGTCCTTACTACTTGATTAAATTTCTTAGCCTGAGATTGAGCCAATCCCCTAAATGCTTTTTTAACTACATCTCCATTAGGTAACGTGATTGTTTGCCCTTGTTTGGCGGTAAGGTTAAATGATCCTTTTGGTGTTTTTGTTCCTGCTAAATCACTTTTTAAAACAGCAAGATTTAAAGCAGTTGGATCTGTACTTACAACAGATTTTGCAAATGACGGACTAACAGCAACAGACTTAACAGAATATCCAATTTGATCTGTAATTTTCTGAGCCATACTTTTGGGTATTGATTTCTTTAACTGACCTTCAACAAATTCTGTTTGTACTCTCGCAACACCTTCAAGCTCAGAAGTTAAATTATCAACACTTCCATTAGCCCATGAATTTAAACTCTGCTTTGTTTGCTTGATTAAAGCTCTTAATCTTGCAGCCTTATACGCAGGTTGCTTGCTTAATGGTTGTCTTTCTATCTTTTCAAGTTGTTCAACAGCTTTGAGAATTACATTGTTATATGAAGTGACCAGCTTTTTGGAAACACTATTACTAAACCGATTTAGATCTATCGCATTACGATAAAACTCAGGCGGTATTCCTTCACCTACAGGAACAGTAGTTGCCATTTATTCAGGTTGATCACTAACGTCTTCAGGCTCTGCTGATTCTTCTGGCATTTCTTCTTCTGCCTCTGGCTCTGGTGCATCTATTTCTACCAATGAAGCTTGCTGTGTTGCTTCCAATTCTTCTTCAACATCAAACTCATCTCCTAATACTTCCCCTTGTTCTAACTGCTTCAATAAAGTTTCTTGCGTGATTGTTCCAGCCGTATAAAGTTGCAGCAAACTTCCTATTTCTTGCGGATCTAAACGAGCTGCCAAAAAGTCACGATTTACAAAACTGCTTCCAGCTTCGTTGCTCCCTAAATAATTTGCATGAAATAAAAGACAGTTATCAATCAAATCTTGAACCTGTTGTGCGACCACCATCATTGTTGAATCTCCTTGCGATCTGTCTATCCGTTTTGACTCTGCTGTTTCTGCGGATAATTTTTGTCCTAGTATTGAGGCCAACGCCAGAGTATTTATTTGCTTTTCAAGGCGGTCTAAACGCTCAAATTGTGCATTAAAACTTTTACCATCTGGCTCTATATATTCAGCTTTTCCATCTGAAGGAAAGGCTATTGCTTCACCTGGTCCTGCACTAACTTCTTCGCTTGTCTGAGGAAATCCAAAGAAAGCGAGCATTGGAACTGCTGAGATATGAAGCTGATTATCTAAGTCTGATTGAATTTGATATGCCTTTAAATTTAATTCTGCTATGTCCTCCATTGGTGGACGTGACTCCATAAAATTCACCCTGTTTGCATAAGCAACAGCAAAAGGAATTTCTGTTAATGATGTTGTTCCTTCTTCGTGCAATGTATATTCACCACTCTTTTCATTCCTCCTGTGTATTTCAAAAGCACCAGGAGTTAAGACCCTAACTTGTTCAACTTCTTTTTCTCCATAATCTCCATCCTGTTCTGTCACTTTTTCTAAAAGTCTTAACTGCGTAAATTTCTGCATACCATCAATAATTTCTGTCCTCCATCCCAATATTTCACGAGGCGAATATGTCACCCAATATGGACGGCCTTTTGCTCCTGCTGCTGGAGCATCAACTAAAACACCAACATGCCCGTACCGAATTGCCAGCCTACTAACTTCATAAGTCCATACGTTTAAATCATTTCCCTGTAGATCTACATCAAACAATTGCTCTCTAATTACATCACCAACATCATTTAATCGAACAGGTTTTCTAACCAACATTCCACCCAACATTTTTTCAATGCGTTGTAGATATGGAGGAACAACAGAACGAGCTAATCTGTTGTCGTATTGCTCATCTAACTCCCTTGGTTCTTGCGGAAGATACCTTCTATGTTTCTGCCTTATTCCAAAAGTTCCACTTTGTAAATCCTCAGTAAGTACCCAATGAGGCTCCATACTTTGCCAAGCAAAACAAGGATCTTCAACCGTTACACCTGCTGCCGCCTTCTCTCTGTTGTAATGATTGTATCCGCTATACACAATTGAACCTCAACACGTTACAGATAGTTTATAGATAAAAGCTAATAAATTCTAATACCCGTTCCTCTTCCTGCGTTCATGTGTAATGGATTGAACTCCTTCCATATTAGATAACCTAAAGAATCTGCCATGTGATCAAGGTTCATTGTTTTGTCTGGTGTTCCATCTTCTGCATACGCTTGAAGCTCTAAAGATTCAATTGTTTTCTTGCAACGTGGATGAATATGTAATCTTACTTCTTCTTTTCCGTTGAGTAACATTGCTTGAACTGCTGCAACTCTATCCCTGACATAAGGATTGCTTGCACCTGATAAGTTGACAATTTTTCTCTGCTGCAATATTTGGATGTCGGTTTTTGCAGCATTTGTTGATCTGTTTCCACCTGAAGCGTCTGGATATGCGTAAATCGTATTGTGTTTAAACTTCTCCCGTAATTGGTCAGCCATTGAGTCGGTGTCATGTGCTCCTCCAATCTCATCGAAAATGTATAAATGTCCTTTGCTAATTACTCCAATTGCTGCGTTGCAATTTCCAACGTTAAAGTCACAACCAACTCTAATAATTTCTTCTGAGTGGTCGGGCATTTCTTCAGTTACATGCTTTGTTCTATCAAAACGGTCATAAACGGCTCCCGTTTGAAGATTGCAAAATTCGCCTTCTGTATAGGCTTTAACTAAAGAAGCTGGATAGTTTTCAAGTAATGCTTGTAGAAAGTCAGGCGGCAAGTAAGGGTTGTCAGCCGTTCGAGCTTTGTAGAGTGCTCGATCTTCCTTGTGACCTTCTCGGACAAACAAATTATAGAACGTACCGAAACCTTCGGGAGTAGAAAACAAACCTAATTGCCTTCTATTTCCTGCTCTTAATCTACCCAAGAATTTTTCAATAGCTCTCTGTCCTACATCTGCTTTGGTTGTATCTAATTCATCTGATCCAATAAAAGATAAGTTAACACCAACAATTCTTCCCCATGATTCCATTGAACGACAGAGAATAGTAACCTCACCATTTGGCAAATTTAATTTGTATTCAGGGAGTGGGGAAGCCCTGTATTCAA